TGTTTTTTAAGCGCTTCGCGGTTACTCTCGCGCTGCGCAAGCGATGGCCGGGTGGCAGAGTGGTCATGCAGCGGACTGCAAATCCGCGTACGCCGGTTCGATTCCGACCTCGGCCTCCATCGCAATCAATAACTTAGGCCCCTAATGGGGCCTTTTCTTTGCCTGAAATCCGGGGATTCCGGGGCAAAATCCCGTGTTTGACACTCGTATTCGGGTGGCAGACTCGTGTAAGGTTGACTCTTGTTCGTGGACGGGAGTTTTCAGGGGTATGGCAACCAAGCGCATTCGCGGCAACACATGGCATTACACGGTTCGCCGTGCCGGCATTCTGCCCAAGCCGTTGTATCTGACGTTCGATGATGAAGCCGAAGGCGACGAGTACGTTCGACGCATCGAGGCGTTGCTCGATCGCGGGATTGTTCCCGACGAACTTGTTGCCAATGTCGACGCGCCGAAGAAGACGTTACGCGCGTCCGTGCGTCGCTACGAAGAAGAACAGCACATCACCGACGAGGATCACGAGCTGTTGCGCATCGTGACGATGCGATTGCCTCGTGAGCTGAGCCTGCCGGAACTGACTTTCCAGTGGGCCACGAAGTGGGTTAGCTCTCTCAAGCGCGAGCAGAACCTGGCGCCATCGACCATCCGGAAGCACGTCGGTGCGTTGTCCAGGTGCCTTACCTGGCTAGCCGCTCACGGCGACATCCCGTTCAACCCGATGACGTCGCTACCCAAGGGATACGCGACCTACACGCCGGCAGACACGGAGGCAGTAAAGAAGATTGACGGCGTCGCGAAGGTCTCGACCGAACGCGACCGTCGCCTGGAGGGCGACGAGGAGGAGAGGATTCGGGGGATTCTTGCCGGGGCCAAGCCTGAGAACAGGCAGCGGGCGCTAGAGCTGCGCGAGGGCGACGCCCTGGTGTTGCTGTACGACATGGCGCTGGAATCGGCCATGCGTATGCGGGAAATGTACACGCTATCGGTTCGCCAGATTGACCTACCGCGGCGAACCGTGTTCCTTGACAAGACGAAGAACGGAGACCGTCGTCAGGTGCCGATCAGCACCGTGCTACTGGCGTTGCTGAAGCCGTACCTAAAGGGCAGGGTGCCCGACGACCAGGTGTTCCCCTGGTGGAATGGTGACCTAGACAAAAAGGCGCTGGAGCGCACGACGTCGCTACTGTCCAGGCAATACTCGCGCATCTTCGAATCGGCCGGGGCCACCGGCCTTCACTTCCATGACCTTCGCCATGAAGCGACGTCGCGCCTATTTGAGCGGACGTCGCTTAGCGATATGGAAATTGCGAAGATCACCGGGCACAAAAGCATGAGCATGCTTCGCCGGTACGCTAATTTACGAGCGTCGACTCTGGCCGAGCGGATGTGGTGACCGACTCGTAACGGCCAAGGTCGGGAAGCGATCGCGCCACCCGCTTCGGTGGCGCCGTCGCCCGAACCGAACGTGTCGACGGGGCCCTGGCCTTGCGCTTCCGCTCCTCCGCTTGCTTCCTCCCCTCGTCGCGCACGTACGCAATGAGGTCTTCGCGAAGTAGCACCGTGTGCTTCTGGTTGAGGCAGACGGCAGGCACGGCGCCCGCGTCGACCAGGTCTTTCATCGACTCGTATCCGAGTCGCAGGAACGCGGCGGCCTGTTTCAGGTCGAGCGTTTCGAAGTGTACGGGAAAGTTGTTATCGCTCATTGCGGCACCTGGATATCGGACAAGAGAAGCGGGCCGCTTGGCCCGCTCCGTTTAAACGCTATGTCCTAGAAAGGGATGTCATCGTCGTCAAACCCTTCATTGGCAGGCGGTGTCGATCGCTGGCCGCCGCCCTGGGCGCCCTGGCCGCCATAGCCGCTTTGTGCGCGCTGCCCGCCGCCGTAGCTGCCGCCAGCATTCCCGCCGCCGTTGCCGCCGCCCTGGCGCTGCCCGCCGCCATCACCGCCGCCGTTCCCACCGAGCATCTGCATTTCGTTGCCGATGATGTCGGTCGAGTAACGCTCGATACCATCCTTGTCGGTGTACTTGTCCGTGCGAAGCGAGCCTTCGATATAGACCTGGCGGCCCTTCTTCAGGTACTCGCCGGCAATCTCGGCCAGCTTGCCGAACAGCTTCACGCGGTGCCATTCGGTGCGCTCTTGCTTCTCGCCGGACTGTTTGTCGGTCCAGGCTTCCGACGTCGCGATGCGAAGGCTGGTGATCGCCGTACCGCTGCCGGTGTATCGCGTTTCGGGGTCGGCGCCAAGGTTGCCGACGATGATTACTTTGTTGATTCCGCGTGCCATGGGGTTACTTGATTCCGGCGTGAGGGTTGATGGTCATCGGTGCAAAGAACGCCACCGTTGCGAAGATCAGCACCACGACGAACAGCAGCGCAATGACGGCGGCGAGCGCCAGGGCGAGGACGACGAACGGCATCGTCAGGACGGTCACCCAAGGTGCGAGAAGAATTCCCGCACCCTTGGCGAGCGACAGTGTCAGCATGTCGAACGTGATGGCGATATAGAGGTACGTTTTCATTTTGCTATAGGTAAACATGGTGTGCGGGAGCCTCGTTAGTGGCGTGTTGTGGTGCGGCTGTATTCGCGCTCGCATGCGGGATCGCAGAACAGGCGCTTCGGGTTGTCGAACGGGTTGGCATCGCAGTCGGGGTTCAGGCACTTGCCAGTCGCCGCGGGAGCCTTGAACACGGAGGCGCGTACACGCTGCGCCTGGAGGCCCTGTTCAAGGTTCAGGGCGTCGAACTGTTGGGCCATGTCGAAGACGTCAGGCATGTGGATGTGCCTCCAGGTGGATGACTGCGCCCGCCAGGTAATTGATAGCGCCGAGCAGTTCATTCACTGCGCGATCGCGCGGCAACGCCTGCGACTCGTGCACCTTCTTGATCGCCTGGCCGAGCAGGAAGCCGGGACCAACTGCGTCGGCGATCCACTGCATCGGCTGTTCGTGGAACGGCATGTCGTCGGCGTGGCGCTCGGCTCCCTTACCCTTTGCTGCCTGTTCGAATGCGCGACAGAACACTTCGGCGAGCGACTCATAGCCAGCGCAACGAAGCCAGAAGGCTTTAGGCTTTGCCTTCTCCTCGTTCATGCCTCACCCCCGAGAACCGGAAGCGCGCCTTCTTCGTATGCCTGCACGTCGGCCAGCGGATACAGAACACGGCCCGCGATCTTCACGAACGCCGGCCCGATACCCTGGGAGCGCCAGTTAGCCAACGTGCCGACGGAGTACGCACCGTTCCACCGAGCGACCACCTCCGCGGGCGTGAGATTCACGCCCGCAGCGGCCCGCTTTCCGTGCTTGCGCTGAAGCGCGCGCAGAGTCGTAAGGAAAGCGGCGGCGTTCACTCGGCCGTCTCCCCAATCTCGTCGTTGAGGCCGGCCAGTGCAGCGCCACCAGGCTTCGCGTCCGTGCGCTGGCGGTCGTACTCGTCAGCGGAAGCCGCCAGGGTCTTCATTACACCGCTGTCGACCAGCTCAACCTTGATCGCCTTCGGCAGCGCCTTGAATGCGGCCTCCAGTGCAACGCGGCCCTTCTCGCTGATGGTGCGCAGCTCGTTCGTCGCTCGCTCAGCTTCGGGATTTACCTTTCCGCCGCCGTCCACCCAATCGCGCACGGCGCGACCGTCTTCGCTCGTGATGTAGTCATTTCCGCGACCCAGGAACGGCCGCAGTTCCGACGGGCACTTAATCACGTCCTGCGAAGTGCCCTCGTTCCACATCATGATCGACGCGGACATTTCGAAAGGAAGATTCTTCTCCCAAATCGGCTGGATGCCAAGCGACTTCGGCTTTTTGATGTCCGTGAAATCCATCTGTTCACGAGCGCGTACGCAGAAGATCACGTGCATGTTGCACTGGAGAGCGGTCTCGATCAGCTTCTTGTGCTGACGCTTCGCCTCGATCATCTTCTTGGGGTGCGTGTCGGCGATATCGAGCGTGCCGCCGGTGCCTTCCCACCCGTGCGAATAGCTATCGATAATCAGCACTTCGATGCCCATCGCCTGCATTTCAAGGATGGCTTCGACGTAGCGCGACGGCGAGAACGGGGCATACAGGCCGCCGTACCACCACCGCTCTTTCGTCGGGTGCGTCGGATGCTTTTCGAGCACTTCGGAATACAGGCGACCGCGGCCGTTCTCGGCATCGATGAAGCCCATTTTCGACGTGTCGAAGTTGGCGAGGCCGTAACCGAACTCGATCGCGGTACGCGTCTTGCCGGTGCCACTGGTGCCGATGAACGAGAAGACGAGAAGCGCGCCCGCGCGTTCCGCCTTGACGATGTTAAGTATGGACATGGTTAGTACGCGCCCCTATGCGCGAGGGTGTAGAAGCCGAATACAAGGACCGCCGCTTTGATGGCGTACAAGACGAAAAGGGCGATCCAGAGGTGTGACTCTTTCACTTTCAATTGAGCGCGGCCGATGCTGCGAGCGCCGTCTCCTGGCGATGCCATGCCTTGAGGGAAATCTGTTCGATGCGGTTGCTGTAACCAGGCCATGCGTTCGCCTGGCGGCACTCATTGAGGCGGCGAAGGTCGGCGCGATACTCCAGGCGGCCCAGGTCAGCGTCTTCCTTGTCGAGCACATACACGCCGACGGAGTAGGGCGGCTTCTTTTCCTGCGCGATGAAGATGAAGCCGCGCGCGCTCTTGTGGTTGACGTTGCCCTGGCGAATCGCTTCGTTGACGCCGTCGACATAAAACGGGTCTTGCACGTCGTAACGCCACTTCTGAATCGAGCTGACGAAGCCCGTCGGGCTGGCGTCGATCGTCGACTTCAGGTCGAGAATCAGGCCGCACTCCGTGAAGCGATCGGGACGGCAGCGAAGCTCCTCGCCCGTCTCCTGGTCGACCCAATAGAACGAGACTTCCGAACGGCCAGGCTTGCGGAGCAGGGCACCCGCGGCGGGGTGCTGAAACACCTTGTCGCGCATAGCGTGAAGCGCAATCCAATCTTCTTCCGACAGGACGACGCGGCCCTGGTTGTTCGCGGCCCACTGCGCCTGTACGTCGGACCACAACGTAACGGGGATGCCGTTCGCACGCAGGATGTCGGCCAGCTCGTGACGGGAGCCGCTGGTGGAAAGCTTGCCGGGGCGCGTCGCGTTGAGGCGGTCAAGCTCGGCCTTCAGATCGTTGCCCTTGAGCAGATCGAGCGCGGCCCGCGATGCGTCGGTGACTTCGATGTCGTGCTCGGGCCAGGCGGCGAGGATGCGCTCTACCTGGTCGGCCTTTGCGCCGCTGGTGGGCAGCTTCGGGAGGCGCCCCTCGTTAAGCTTTTCTACCATCCCAACGAGCACTTCGCGACTGTCGATCGCTTCGGGAACGTCCTGCATGCGGAGACCGAGCGCGTATGTACGAACGAATTCCTTCGGCTCCAACACGATCGCGTGGTATGCCGATCCGAACACCTGATCGGGGGTTGATTCACGGTCTTCAGGCTTCGCGTGCTTCACGAAGTCGAACAGTTCGGCCGACTTGTGTATGAGGTCGAGGCCCGACTTCGAAGTCCCAGAGCCGCCGTGATAGTCACTATTCGGCAAATCCAGGTACATGCCAGGGTGTCGCGAATGCTGCATTAGTGCACCATTGATGATGAATGAATGAAAGTGAAGTATCAGTGCTGTTATCGTGCACTGTCAACACTTATCATTCATCCATGATCGAACTGTTCCCCGACCAGCTCACCTTTGTAGACGGCCTTCGTGACGCCTTTCGTAACCATCAATCGGTGATGGGTTGCGCGGCCACGGGGTTCGGGAAAACGGTCACGTCGGCGTACATAGCCAAGTCGGCTACCGAGCGGAAAAAGCGCGTGATCTTCAGCGTGCACCGCGACAACCTGCTGACGCAGACGTCAGGAACCTTCAACGACTTCCGCATACCGCACGGCTTCATCGCGTCGGGTATGCCGTATCACCGCGATACGTACCTCCACGTCGCTAGCATCCTCACTTTGCAGCGCCGACTCGACAAGATCGAGCCGCCGGACCTCCTGGTTATCGACGAGGCCCACCTGGCGATGGCCAAGGGCTGGAAAACGGTCGCCGACTACTTCCGCGCCCGCGGGACGAAGGTTCTCGGGAATAGCGCCTCGCCTCAGCGCCTAGACGGTAAGTCCCTGCGCGACCTGTTCGATACGATGGTGATGGGCCCCGAGGTGCGGTGGCTCATGGATAACGGGCGCCTGTCCGACTACGAGTATTACGCCCCTGACGTTCCGGACATGTCGACCATCCGAAAGCAGATGGGCGACTACGACCAGCGCACGGCTGGCGAGCTGATGGACAAGCCGAAGCTAATCGGCAGCGTCGTCGCGAACTACAAGCGCCTAGCAATGGGGCGGCGCACCGTCTGTTTCTGCATCAACGTGCGCCATTCGCTCAACACGGTTGCGGAGTTCATCGCCAACGGTGTGCCGGCTGCACACATCGACGGGAACACGCCAAGCGGCGAGCGCAAGCGCATCCTGAACGACTTCGCCGACGGCAAAATCCTGGTTCTGTGCAACGTCGAGCTGGTGACGACGGGCTTTGACCTGTCCGCCCAGGTAGGGCGCGACGTGCCGGTGGAGTGCGTCATTCTGTGCCGGCCGACGATGTCCCTCGCGCTGTTCGTGCAGATGGTCGGGCGAGCGCTGCGGCGGAAGGCTTACCCGGCGATCATCCTAGATCACGCGGGCAACAGCCTGCGGCACGGGTTCCCCGATGATCCGCGGTATTGGAACCTGGACGGGGACGAGGTGACGCCTACCGGCCCGCGCGAAGGTCCGCCGCCGCCCGTGACCTGTACGGGTTGCTATCGCCAGGTCAGGCGTCCAGCGCCGTCTCACTGCCCGCACTGCGGTAAGCGGCTCATGGCTGAGGCGAAACCGATCGTTGTCGCTGAGGGCGACCTGGTCCTCCAGACGGACGACCTGAAGGCGGCGATACGGTTCACGCGTGCCCAGGAGGAACGGGACGCGAAGACGCTCCAGGAGCTAGTCGCCCTGGGCGCGCAACGTGGCTACGCGAGCCCTCAGACCTGGGCGTTTAAGAAGTGGTCGAATAGTCGCTTTCGCAATAAGTGACGAAAATTGTCCGCGTAGGATTACGCCTACGCGTCCATGAACCATTTCTGACGAATTGCGTCACATTGCGACGCATCCGACACCTATCGATCATGAATTTCACGGAATCATGATGAATAATCGTTGACGCATGGTGCACCTTCGTGCACCCTTGGCGTCCATCGATCACCCGCCGATAGGAGTCTGAAGATTTGAGCCTGACCACCCGCAACATTCCGCGCGGGGGTCTCACGTGACCATGCGACTGACCATTCCCCCGCGCATGAAGCTTCACGAGGTCCGCGAACAGCTCGCGGAGACCCCGCCCGACCAAATCCAGGCCTTGCTCGCCCACAGCAAGGCGCTGAGCAAGTGGCACATCGCATACGCGCAGAGCTTGGCGCGCGTCCTCCGCGAGTACAGACGTACGTCGGAGGTGCAGCACTGACCGCCACATTCGTTTAAACGCACAAGGAACAGCTATGACCGCGCCAAGTTTCAAACAGATGGTTAAGGACGGCACGATACGACGCGCCGACGCGATGAAGATGGGCCTCGACGACATCCACGAGGAACAAGGTTTCAACGCGCGCGCAGAAGGCCCCGAGCTGGAGGCGTCCATTGACGCACTCGCCGAGTACATCCAGGGCGGCGGCGCCGTCCCACCGTTGGAAGTGCGACCGCGCGCCGATGGTGGCGTGTGGGTGGTAGACGGCCATCGCCGCCGCCGCGCATTCATCAAGGCCCGCGCCGCGGGTGCAGACATTGGCCCGATCGATGTCCGTCCGTTCGTCGGCAATGATGCCGACCGCGTCGCCCGCATCGTGTCGAGCAACGCGAATCTTCCGCTTACTCCGCTGGAGACCGCGAGCGTCTACAAGCGCCTTGCCGCATTCAACCTGGCGGCGCAAGACATCGCGCGCAAGGTCGGCAAGACCCGTGCTCACGTCGAGCAGATGCTTATCCTGGCGAACGCCAATACTGACGTGCACGCCATGGTCGCCGACGGGACCGTGTCCGCCGCCGTCGCTGTCGAGGTCGTGCGCAAGCATGGCGAAGCCGCGGGGACCGTCCTGGGCGTCGAGGCAGGCAAGGCGAAGGCCGCAGGTAAGTCTCGCGTCACTGCCGGGACGATCGCCGGCAAGTCGCTGCCCCGCAAGATCGTCGACGGCCTGGTGACGACGGTGGACGACTTCACGTCGACGCTGAGCATGGAAGCGCACCAGGTTCTCAACTCGCTGAACCTGAGCGAGCCGCGGACCGTCAGTGTTGACGCTGCGGCTCTCCTGCGCCTCCTGGACGCGTCCGGCGACGTTCAGAACGCCAAGCGTAAGCAGGAGCAGAAGGAACGCGACAAGGCCGCGCTCGCGGCGCAGACGGAGCTTCCGGCGTGAGCGAGCACGGCATACAGAACATGATCCGCAATCACCTGGTCGATAGCTGTTACTGCTATCGCGCAAACGTGGGTGCAGGCTACACGTCGGGGAAGAAGGAAATCTTCCGACCCGACCGCCCGATGGCTGTCCCGGTGAAGCCTGGCGACGTCGTGCTGTACAACGCGCGCCGTTTCGACACAGGCCTGCCGGTCGGCTTTCACGACCTGTTCGGCTTTGTCCCGGTGACCATCACGCCCGAAATGGTCGGGCAGACCTTCGCGCGCTTTATCTCCTGGGAAGTAAAGGACGAAAAGGGCCGCATGCGTCCTGGACAGGTTGAGTTCCGCAACGCGATCAATGGAGCCGGCGGTATCTCCGGTGTCGTGCGATCGGTCGATGACGCTCAGGCGCTTGTCGACAAGGCGAAGGCGGGTCGCACATGTCATTGAGGAAGAATCAAATCGGCTACGTACAGCGCGGCGGCTACGGCGCGGTTGCGGCAGCTCGGCAAGTGACGCTTGCCGGTGGCGGTGTCGTTCTCGTCGACGACGACGGCCTGGTCTACCTGACGAAAGAGTTCCCCACAAACCCAAAGAAAATTACGCACGTCGTTGGCGTCTATAACGCCAAGGCCGAGCGCGGACAGATTGCGCTCGACATCGGCGAGCGCGCAGACCAACTAGAAGAAATCAAAGGAAAGGCATGAACGTGAATTCGCAGTCCAAGGACAGCAGCGCCGCAATCATGGCGGCGTTGGCGGGAATGGGCGACAACGTGTATGGCCGCGACGTGGCCGCACTGAAGTACAAGCGTCTGACTGTGGCGGCTTATGCACCGCGTTACGCAACGGATGGTTCCGGCTGTTTCGACTTGATGGCGTCGGAAGCTGGCGAAGTAGGGGCACACACGCACGGGGAAGTCGGCACTTCGCTGGCGTTTGAAATACCGACGGGCCACGTCATGCTCGTGTTTTCGCGCTCGGGGCACGGGTTCAAGAATGGCGTTCGTCTGACGAACTGCGTCGGCGTCATCGATAGTGATTACCGCGGCGAAGTGCGCATATCGCTTCGCAACGACAGCCCGCTTCGGTTCGACATCAAAGCAGGTGATCGCATTGCGCAGGCCATGCTCGTGCCGATCCCCTACGTCGCCCTGGTGGAGGTCGACGAGCTTAGCGACACGAACCGTGGCGTCGGCGGCTTCGGTTCAACGGGTAACTGATGGACGTCGCGCCCGTACATCGCGAGGTGTGCCCAGGCGCGACTCACTTCTACCTGGCGGGGAGTGATCGCCCCGCCTGGGCGAAGGGGATGGTCGTCTTGTGCCGGATTGGCCGGCACGTATTTCTCACGGAGGCGAGCGACAAACATGCAGGCACACGAGTTCGCACGCAGGGCCGGGAAGATCGAGTTCCGGCACGCACAATCCACTAAGGCGAAGCGCGGCGCGCTCGCCAAGCTGATTACTCAGGCCGGCGCGGCGTACATGATCGCGAACGGCAAGATCACGGGCTATCGGATGAAGGATGGCTCTATCGCATGTAGGAAGCGGCGCTTTCCTACACTCGACGCGGCTACGGCTGAGATTGATAGGATTCACCGCGTTAAGACACACGAGCACGTGCCTGTGCGGGCATACGCCTGTCATTGCAAGGCTTTTCACCTTACTTCGAAGGAATGATTGATCGGTGTAGGAACGCGAAAAACTATTCACTCCTGTGAACGTTCGGTGTACCATCACCGGACGTTTTTCATTTCTGGATAGTGAGCCGTGCAGGATCGTACCGCCCGCTTAAACGCACTCATGAAGGCCCATGGCCTTAGCCCCGCTGCGGTGGGTCAGATCCTCGGCCGATCCGCGCAGACCGTTCGTGTATGGCGCTGCAAGTGGGACGGTCGGGTAATCCCCGATATGGCCCTCGCGCTCCTGGAGAAGTCGATAACCACGCTGGCGACCGATGAGGTGGCCTCAGCGTGAGCAGTATCGACTTTGCCCTGGTCAACGACGCGCTGGACGCCGAGACCGTTGTTCCGCAGTGGTTCCCAGGCGGCAAGAGGACAGGGCGCGAATACGTCGCGCTCAATCCCATGCGCACCGATCGTTCGGCCGGCTCGCTTTCCGTCAACCTCAAGACAGGCAAGTGGGCCGACTTCGCGTCCGGCGATGCCGGCGGCGACCTCGTGTCCCTGTACGCCTACCGCTACCACCGCGGCGACCAGGTGGCCGCGGCGCGTGAGCTGGCCGAGACGTACGGCGTACGCACCGATGCAGACGCCCGCCAGGCTTACGCCGAGCGCGAGAAGGTCGCGAAGATCGAGGACGTCAAGCCGGTGCCGGTGTTCCCCGTTCCCGTGGGTGCGGGCGAGCCCGAATTCAAGCATTTCAAGTTCGGCCAGCCGACGAGCATCCACCTCTATCGCGACGACAACGCCCGACCGCTGATCTACGTCGTGCGATTCGACCCGCCCAACATGCGCAAGCAGGTCGTGCCGCTGTCCTGGTGCAAGCACGCCAATGGCGTCGAGCGCTGGACATGGGCAGGCATCCGCACCGGCAAGGTGCCGCTGTATGGCCTGGAGCTTCTTGCGGAGCGTCCCGATGCCGATGTCCTGGTCGTGGAGGGCGAGAAGGCCGCGGACGCAGCTCGCGCGTTTATGGGCGACTTTGTCGTGGTCACCTGGTTGGGTGGTATGCAGCGCGCACCGAAGGTCGCACTCAAGGCCCTGCACGGCCGGCGCGTCACGTTCTGGCCTGACTTCGATGCCCATCGCGTCCCGCTGACGGACGACGAGAAGGCGGCCGGCGTCGATCCGCAAAGCAAACCCATCAAGCCCCTGCACGAGCAGGGCGGCATGCAAGCCATGATGGCGATTGCCGAAGACCTCAAAGGCAAGTCGCAGCTTTCCCTCGTCGGCTACACGCCAGGCGAATACGAACACGGCTTTGACCTGGCCGACGGATGGGACGAGTCGTCGGCCGTGGCGTACATGCGCGAGAACGGCGGCGATCCCTGGGACGTCATCACGGGGCGTAAGACGAAGACCGTCGCGGAGACGCCGCCCGATCGTGTGCCGCTGACAAACCCGGTGAACCTCTACGGCTTCCCGCACCAGAACGCGAAGTACCAGCCGCTCAATACGCGCGAGAACCTGGCGTTCCTCATGGACGAGTACGGCATCACGGCCAGGTACAACGAAGTGAAGAAGTCCGTCGAGCTGCATTTCCCATCGCGCGAGTTCTTCGGCGACACGCGCCAGGAGAACGCGCTCGTGGAGCTGTCGAGCCTTTGCAGCATGAACCAGCTTCCGAAGGGAGACCTTTCGGCGTACGTGAAGAACATCGCGTGCGACAACGTGTATTCGCCTGTGCGTGAGTGGATCGATTCCAAACCCTGGGATGGGAAGCCCCGAATCCCGGCCCTTCTGGCGACGCTCGAGACGGCCCCGGAGAACAAGGAACTAAAGGACGCCCTGGTATACCGCTGGCTCATATCGGCCGTGGCCGCTGCGTATCGCCCGCCGGACTTCGAAGCGCACGGCGTGCTCGTCTTCACGGGCGAGCAGGGCAAGGGCAAGACGGCATGGTTCCGTCGGCTTGCTCCGTCGGCTATGGGCGTGATCCTGGTCGGCGCCTCCGTCGACCCATCGGACAAGGACAGCGTGACCCGCGTGGTGTCGCACTGGATCGTCGAACTTGGCGAGCTGGACGGCACATTTCGCAAGGCGGACATCGCCAGGTTGAAGGCATTCGCGACGGCTCCTGTCGACAAGCTGCGGCGTCCATACGATCGCCTGGAGTCGGAATACAAGCGAACGACCGTCCTGGGCGCATCGGTCAATCAGGGCCGCTACCTGGTGGACGACACGGGTAACCGCCGCTGGTGGACGGTATCCGTGACAGCGATCGACTACATGCACACGATCGACATGCAACAGCTATGGGCTGAGGTGCTGACGCACTTTAAGCGCGGCGTGCAGTGGTGGCTCACTGATGACGAAGTGAAGGCGCTGAACGCGTTGAACGAGTCGCACGAGGAAGTCGACCCGGTGCGCGAGAAGATTCTCCGCGCATTCGACTTCGAAGGCGGCGCCACGCTCATCAACGAAATGACCGCATCCGAAGTCCTGCACTACGTCGGCTACGAGAACACGAACAACCGCCAGGCTACACACGCGGCGAAGCTCCTGCGCGAGCTGTGTGGGACAGATGCGCGTCGTACGAAGACGGGGAGGCTGTTCCCGATGCCGCGGAAGCTCAATCGCAACGAGCCGATGCAAACCATTTTCTAGACCACCAAGAAGAATTTCTGAACGACCTTCACAAACCACTTGACGTTACGCGCGTAACAACTAATATACGCACCAAGACGCGTTACGCGCGTAACACATGAGGCGCCGTGAAGAAGCCATTTTCGCCACCCATAAGAAGACGGTCGACCCGCCCGTCTGTCCATCAACCCACTGACCAGGAGTAAGCACGATGCGCCGCATAAGAAGAAAACGGAAACGCAGAAGACGAAGCCCTTCGGGGCGCTCCACCTCAACGACAACCAACTGGATGATGAAGATGGAAACGGATAAGACAGCAGAGATACCCAAGCCGTACGCGTACCTGATCGATGATTCGGTGGTGTTCCCCGCCTGGATCACGTACGAGGAGAAGTGGGCCAGGCACTACGCCGAGCACGGGAAGAAGGTGATCCCGCTGTTCGCGAAGCCGGAAGACGTCGCGGCGCCTGGTCCGGCTGAGCGCATGGACAGTGACGCGGCTCGCCGCATCCTGCACGACCGTGACGCAATGCGGGCGATTAACAGCCTTCGACGCCTGGTGAAGGCCGAGCCCGGTATGCCTTTGCAGGAAGTCGTCGACCTGGTCGCTGCGCGGCTGTCCGCGGCTGAGGTGATCGTCAACGACTACGAAGACATGATTAAGCTCAGCGGACGCACGTACGACGTCGAGTACAAAGACCCGTTCTCGGGTCAGATGAAGCTAAATGGCGCAGCCGTTCGGGTGAAGGTGCTGAACGATCTTCGCAAGACGTTCAATCCCGTCGACGCGAGGGTGCACTAATGGCAAATGTCTATATCGTCTACGGCCCGCAGGGCACCGGGAAGTCGCTCCATAAGGACGCGATCGCTAAGGTGCTTGGCTGCGCGCATATCCACGACGGTCCCGAGGGCGAGCACGCCAACGCGGTGCGATTCGTGAGTCAGCTAAACCGCGTGCGTACGCCTGGTAATCACCTGGTCTTGACCAGCCTGACGCCGAGCGACTTCAGCGGACACACCACCATCGATCACCACATGTTGCCGATCGCGGACGCACTTCGTATGGCGCTTGTCCGGCACGAGGTGCCGGCTACGGGTGACGCCGAACTGGAGAAGCTTCGTGCGCGAATCCGCGACCTGGAGAATGTCAACTTCGCCCTGGGTATGAGCCTGGTCGGCGAGGCACGCGCCGTACCGCCGCCGATTGTCGAGCTGGCCGAGTGCCGCGCACGCGGATGGCATGACAGCGCGCCGGCCTACCGCTCAGGATGGAATGACTGCCGCCTGGCGATGATGGGCCAGGAGCCCGTCGGGAACACTGACTCGCTGGCGAAGGATGGTGGGGCGTGAGCGTCGAATTCAAGCCGGGTGATCGAGTTCGATATGTCGGCGGCCACACGTCGTTCTATGTGTCACCGAAGACGAATGCGCAGGGCACCGTTACCGAGGCGCCGCTCGAAAAGTTCTGGAACGGTCACGGCGTCAATGTTCATTGGGACGAACGCCTTCGATACTGCAAAGAAACCGACCGGCGCGAATGGCGGATGAATCCGGGAGAGTTGGAATTGATCGGTTCCGTGAAGGGCGGGACCAGCACATGAGTCAGTTTCAGCACCAATACCAACACCACGACCCGATGACGAAGGCAAAGCCGCAAGAGGTGTTCGACAAAACGGCGTCTCACCTCCTGAAGCACGGCAAGTTCGGGCCGGAGCCACCGGCGTTCCCCGGTTGTATCAACCTGGTGACCCACCTCCACGTCGTGCGCAATATGCACGAGGAAAAGGACTGGCCCTTGCAGCTTGCCAACACGGCCGCGACCTTCGGCCTGTCGACCGCTGTTCTGAACCGCGTGCACTGAGCTGACGTCACGACGGCATGCCGTCAAAGTTGAAACTTTGGAGAGAATGGCAGTTACGCGCGTAACACCTATTGCGTTACGCGCGTAACAGCGTATAGTCGCTTGCAACGGGCGACGAGGGGTCGCCTTACCGACCTGGACGACAACCCATGAAGCTCGCCGAAATGAACGCCCGCCTTGCCACCATGACCCCGGCGCAGATTGCCAAGGTCCGTACGATGATCGTCCAGGGCTACGGCGCTCATGGGATCAGCCAGAACTACGACGTAACGGTGAAGCAGGCGAATGCGGTGTTTGAGTTTCATCGCCTGGAGAGCTTCGCGAACGCGAACGACCGCACGATGAAGACCGGCGCGGAGCGCACCGCGGAGAAGCTGGCGGCAATGACGACGCAGGAGCTTGCCGCAAAGGCGGAACGCCTTCGTACCAATTGGGACCGCGCTTGCTTCCAGCCGAACTGGCGGGAGCTGCGGGCAAACATCGAAAAGTTGCAGGAAGCCGTGGCGGTCGAACTTTTCAAGCGTCATGACGCCGCCGCCGAAGCCGACATTCTCAACGACCTACGCAAGGAGGAAACGCGCCTCGTGTCCATCATCCAGAGCGATTACACGAACGACGGCGAGAACGCCCATGCCTGGGCATCGCTTGAGCAGGTCCGCGCGGACATGACTCGTTACGAGGTGACCGCATGAGCACCGTCGCGACCCCGATAACTTGCCCGAAGTGCGGCGAATGGTTGCAGCTCAGCGTCGGCGACTTCGCGCCGAATGATTCGCTCGACCTGTTGCTGACGTGCGAGTGCGGCGAGCCCGACCGCAACGCATTCGTCCCGCTCTTTCACTTTCTGCCCGTTTAAACGCTATGACGATGAATCGCGAAACCTGGCTTAATCAGATCGCCGTGAAGATGGCGCCGCGCTTCGCGGAAATGGGGCACCCGCTGCCCTCTTTCCGTGTCGCTGTGGGCTGGCCGTCTGCCGGTAAGGACGCGCCCGTATCGGGCGAGTGCTGGAACAAGACTATTTCCGCCGATGGTCATTTCGAAATCTTCCTTAACCCTGGGCGTGCCGATTCCATGCTGGTCGCCGCTACGTTTGCTCACGAGCTGATCCACGCGGCCGTCGGGCTCGACCAGGGGCACAAGGGCGACTTCGCCAAGATGGCGCTTGCTATGGGCTTTGCCCGACCGCTGACGCAAGCCAGTGCAGTAACTCCGAAACCGTTGGTCGACTGGATTCAGCCGATGATCGATGAACTTGGGCCGCTCCCGCACGCGGCAATCAACTATTCGCGCGGCGGTTCCATGCGGGTACGTCGGACGGCTTCAGGTGTGAATCCGATCATCCCGAAGGCGGCGCTTGCTGACGATGGCGAAGGCGCTTCCGTTGGCGGTGACGGGGACGAGGAGGCCCCGGCGAACAACCGTCCGCCGACACAGTCCACGCGCCTCCTGAAGGTCGCGTGCGGCGAGTGTGGATATACCGTGCGGGTGACGTCGAAGTGGCTTGAGAAAGGCGCTCCAGGTTGTCCGGATCACGGCCCGATGAAGGAGGCCGCCTAATGACCAGGTCGACGTACCAGGTGCTCATAAGAAGACGCGGGGAGACGCACGGCCCCGCGGGCCAGGTCAATGACCTGGTCACGGGCGGAGGGCGACCACAAGGCCGCTCGCATCCCTGAAGGCATAGGACAGCATGCAGACCAGCTCAACCCACGCAGCGCACGAGCAGCGCCTGCGAATCGGAAACCGATACGTCGCCCTATGCGGGGTGGCGGGTGTGAAGCCGTCGCACGACGCCCAGGGCGTTGCGGCGGTGCTTGGCGTGGCGGAATCCCGCGGCTCGCTGGCGATCGACCTGGACGCGCTGGAGCACGCCGAGACGGCCGTGTTCGGACACGACGTTGTCGGGATGCTCCGTTACCTGGACACAACCACGGGTCGCCTGGTCGCGCGATGGGCGCCGAGGTGCACACAGTGACCAGGTACTCCAACGAGCACGCCCTGGCGATCGCATCCGACCTGGAGAACGAGGTCTTCGGGGCCAGCGACTCCGAAGGCGAGCAGATCGAGGAGGCGGCATCGGTCATTCGATCGCTCATTGCCGACCGTGACGAGCTGAACGAACGCGTCGGACGGATAAACGAAGCCGCGGTTGGAATGAACACCGCGCTCAACACGGCCAGGACGGCTAGGCCGCTGCGCGCCTGGACGGTCGACGACGGGGATGTCCTGTGGATTACCCAAGAGGTGGCTAGCGACGCGTGGTGCGGAACGCCGTTAGATGCTGGCTGGCCTGGCTACCACACCCACTTTCTACCGCTGCCCGACATGAAGGCGGTTTACTTCGGGACGGAGGCATAGACGTCGGCAAGGCGATGAACGATGCACGCTCGTGGGCTACATGCGGTGGGCGCAGTGATGAAGGGTGGCGCACATGCGTCACTCGATCGATAGAGGCAATGCAAGGTATGATCCCGCAGGGCACACCAGCAGGGGCAGTAGTGGCGAAGATTGAACAGCGGCCGGTGCGGCGAGCAGCGGCCACCGAACAGAACAAGATCGCCGACGGCGGTAAGCGGTTGCCTGGCGGCGTGATGTCGCCCGAGGCGGCCGGGGACCTGGAGTTCCTACTCGGCATCGAGTACGCGCCTAGCCGACTGAAGGTGATCGAGAGAGCGCTGCACGACGCTTGCGCTCGGCGCCGCAAGAAATAACCCGCCTCACGGCGGGTTTTTTGCGTCATTCGAATTCGGGATAGAGCCGCTTCACTTCGGCGACATGCTGTTCCGTCACCTGGGACGGCTTGGCCGATTTCCCTTGCATGAGGTACGCGCCATAGATGATGCCCTGGGCAGGGGTGACGCGGCCGAACTTGGCCTTGGCCTCGCGGGCAGCGGCTACGGCATCCTCTAGATTGTCCGGGAGGACGACCGGGGAGCCTACGCACGTGCCGCCTGGTTCGCAGATGGCGAAGCGAACACCGCTCGACCAGCGGCGGCGCTCAAAGCCGGCTGCTGAAACCACCTGGCCGACGGCCTTCGATGAAGAACCATCCATGCCCAAAGCTACACGGGCCTGATCGACGGTGATGTATTGACCTTCGAACTTTTGCAGAAGCGTCTCGCGCACCTGTTGCGACTTCGGCTCATGCGGGCCCGCAGTAAAGCCACTTTCGCTAGCCGCGATCTTCTCAAGGGAGGCGGCGATGCGCTCTAAGAGAGAGACAACGTGCTGATCCATTATTCATCCGTCCGTTTGTTGGTGTTGGCGGATAGTACACCGAAAATCCGAGAAGGCGACATATCTCAAAAGTTCATTTGCAACACCGAACTGACACCATGCAAACGGTCGTTTGAATATAAGTTACTGATTCCTATGGTGACAGGGTGACAGAGTAACTAAGGCTTAGAAAGGGGGCGTATAAGGATGATGTATCATTTATATACATCATTCATTGCTAGAGAGAGGGTTTCCAATCGGTGTTTTGCCCGTCACCGCGTCACCCGAGCCGTTCAAGGCGTTGGGACGCAATGGTGAATGCATGAAGTCCGATGATTCACACACGAGAACGCATCGTGTATGATTGGTGCATGTACGAATACATCATTCACAAGCCATTACCGGCACGGGCTCAGCTCGTGGCTGACGTCATTGGACGTGAACGAACACTGTACCTCGTGCGCAATTGGAAGAAGACCCTCACGAGCAATCCGAAACAGCGTGAGTGGGTGTGCATCTACATCCCGAAGAAACTGCCGCTCGATCACGAGCTGGTAAAGGTCATGGGATGGCCCGATGCTGAGAAGCTGGTTCGTGCGTTCCGCGGCGAGATACTGACGCTGTCGAATTGCGCTGAGGTGGATCGCATGTGGCGCAATGCCTCGATCCGTCGACTGCACGACGAGGGCCATTCGACGGCAACGCTGGCCGAGTGGTTCGACATGACCGACCGTCAGGTGCGCAACGTCCTGAAGGAAATGCCCATAGAGGCGACGATTCACTGAAGCCCCGACACTCCGCGCATTCGTTCGCGCGTGAGTGCATATGGACTTCGATAAGACCACCATCGGGCAGATTGCCGCCGGTATCGGCGCCTCTCTGTACCTCCTGCGTAAGACGTTGCTCTCCGACCGTGTAACGGCCGCAAACGACAACGCGCAAATCAACATGATTGCGAACCTTCAGGCCGAGCGAGACGCGGCTGTGAAGCGTGCTGACGAGGCAATCTCGCAGCGTGACGCCGTCATGAGCGTGCTTAGCGATTTGAAGGTTCACATCGCGCAGCTTGAGAGCCAGGTCGAACGGCTCTCCGGCGAAGTGTCGGCACTTCGTGGCGAGGGTGGGGCGCACGCATGACGCGCGCTCTCACTGTCGACCCGAGCGGCGCGGGCTACCGCGTCGATGCATTTCTGGACGTGCTCGCGTACAGCGAGATTAAGCCGGCTCTCCTGGCTAAGTCCGACGATGGGTACAACGTCCTGGTCGGCAGCACGCCGAGCAAGCCGCTCCTGTTCACGGGCTACGACGACCATCCGCGCATTCTCAACCGTGCCATGAACTCGACGGCCGCGGGTCGTTACCAATTCATCCGCGCGACGTGGGATGCGCTCGCTCGTCGTCTTTGCCTGGCGAACTTCGGGCCGCGTTGCCAGGACTTGGCATGCGTCGAGTTGCTGAAGGAAAACGGCGCGTACCAGGCCCTCATCGCCGGCGACTTCGACGAAGCGCTGCGTTGTGCTTCGCGCGATTGGGCAAGCCTTCCGTATTCGAAAGCGGGCCAGCCGACCAACACGGCTGCTTCGCTCCTGGTCGTCTACCAGGCGGCCGTCACCAAGTACCAGGCGGTGCATTGATGTTCGACCTGAAGACGTTGGAAAAGACCGCGGCAGTCGTCGCGCTCGCGGTGGCCCTGGCCGCCGCTTACTACACCGGCAAGCACGGTGCCGAAGAAGACGCGTTGACTGCCCAGGTCAAGGCCGTAGCGCAGCAGCGCAATGACGACGTTGCGGAGATGCAGCGCCGTCTCGACCAGACCACGGCGAACGCACGCATGGCCCAAGCCATCGCAGTCGCAACGGCTGTCGCCCAGGCAAAGCTCGACAGCGCCCACACCGATAACACCAAGGCGATCACCACCTATGTTCAAGCGCACCCTTCTACTGACGTCTGCACTCTTGATGATGACGGGTTGCGCCTCTGGCGTGCGGCCAATGCCGGCGTTGCCCCATGACAACGTCCACCTGAGCATCGACCCGAACATCATGCGTACGTACGACGAGCTGCCTCAGCCTGCCGACGGTCGCCTGTCGACGCTCATGCTCAACCACAACGACGTGGCCCACATCGCCAACTCGTGCCGCCTCGACCACAACGCCCTGATAGCGGCTATCGAAAGCCAGCAGGGCGTCGACATCAATGGCGGCCAACCCGTTGCGCCCCATGGGCCAGCGACTCCGGGCGCGGTCAATACCATGCCGACGCGTCGACCCGGTACAGAAAATGGGTCCTCCTCCGACCCCCATCCGCTGCGGCGTCCCTGACACCGCGAGATTGTGTGTGTGGGTGGAGTTTCGAAAAGTGACTTTTTTAGTACGTATCCGCGAGGAAAGGCTGTAATTCGTGGCAAAAGGGCGCGGCATCAAAGTAAATCGGCGCGACCTGGCGGCTACTTTCGGCGTCACCCCGCCGACCATTGATTCATGGGTCCGCCTGGGCGCTCCATTCGACGAGCGCGGGGCGGGGAAGGGTAAGCCCTGGGTCTTCGATACGGCCGACGTGTCGGCCTGGCTAGAGGCGCGTGCAGCGGCTGCGGCGCCTGGCGGTACGGCCAACGCAGACGCCGAAACGCTGAAGCTCCGCAAGCTCTCCGCGGAGACGCAAATCGTCGAGCTTGCGCTTGCCAAGGATCAGGAGCTTGTCGCTCCGCTCGACCAGGTAGAGCGAACCCTAACGCGCCTCTTTGCCCAGGTGCGCGGAAGCCTGCGGAACATTCCTTCCCGATGCGCCTCCCTGGTCGTCGGCGAGAACGACGAACGGAAGATTAAGGCGACGCTCCTCGCTGAGGTCGACCTGGTGCTGGAGGCATTGGCGAAGTTCGACCTATTGGCCGACCCCGACGCTGAGGACGACGACGAAGCCACGGACGACGAGACCTACGACGATGCTTAACACCAGCCTCAAACCGAATCCCTCCGGCGTCCGCCGCGCGGTCAGGGCCGCGCTTCGCATGTTCATGCCGCCGCCGGACGTTAAGGTCTCCGAGTGGGCCGAGGCAAACCTCGTGATCCCCGAGGGCAACGCCAAGCCTGGCCCGTTCCGCCTGGCGAACGCGCCGTACCAGCGCGAACCCATGGATATGTTGAATCACCCGGATTGCCGTCGGGTGACGTTGAAATGGGGCGCTCAGGTGGGCAAGACCTTGCTTGCGCTATGCATGCAGGGCTTCAGCATCGCGTCAACGCCCACGTCGCAGATGATGATGCAGCCGTCGCAAGGCGACCTGCAAACGTGGCTCGAAACGAAGTTCACGCCCATGGTCACGGCCAACGCCGAGCTGAACAAGCTCTTGGCGAAGCCGCGTGGCCGCGAAGGCGTCAACAACCAGCGCATGAAGTCGTATCCCGGCGGCTTCATGATGTACGCCTGGGCCGGTTCGCCGAAGACCATGCGCGGCCGATCCGCACCGCTGATCGTGTGCGACGAGGTCGACGGTTACCAGCGCACGAAGGAAGGTCACCCAGTTGGTCTCCTCTGGCAGCGTTCCGCCACGTTCGGCGATCAGCGCTTCCTACTGGAGATTTCCACGCCCACGACGAAGGGCGAAAGCTACATTGACGACGCATACGAGGCGGGCGACCAGCGCCGTTTCTATGTCCAGTGTCCCGACGCCAATTGCCTGCACGAGCAAACACTGGACTGGTCGAACGTATCGTGGGTGGGTCGCCGCGACACCCACGAGGAAATTCTCGCCCACATCGACGAGCAGGAGCCGGAAACGGCTTGCTACGTCTGCAATGACTGCGGGATGCAGTGGGGTGACGGCGAGCGAGCCGCGGCGATCCGCAATGCGGAATCTGTCGGTGCCGGCTGGCGTGCATCGCGGCCGTTCAAGGGCCACGCTTCGTATCACCTCAACGAGCTGTATTCGACGTTCCGCAAGCTGCGCGACGTCGTGCAGGACTACCTCGACAAGCTGAAGACGGACGATCTTCAGACGTTCACGAACGTGTGTCTCGCAGAGACCTACGAGGAAAAGGGCGAGAAGGTCGACGCTACTGGCCTCATGGCGCGTACGGAGCTGTACGCGGCCGACGTGCCCATGCGCGGCATCTACCTGACCGCCGGTATCGACATGCAGCCCGATCGCCTGGAGGTCGAGACCGTCGCCTGGGCCGAGAACGAGGAATCGTGGTCAATCGACTACAAAGTGTTGTGGGGCGACCCGCTCGTTGGCGACGTGTGGGACGACCTCGACGATTACCTGGCAAGTGGCTTTCAGCACGAATCCGGGATGATCCTTCCTATTGCAGCAGCGTGCCTTGATACCGGCGGCAACAAGGGCTACACGCAGCGAGCCTATGACTACTTGAAGGGCAAGACCGGCCGTCGCCTGTTCGGCATCAAGGGCGTGGGCGGATGGGGTCGCGCTGTCGCGGAAAGCCCGCAGCGCAAGCAGTCGGGCAAGAACGCCCGAAAGATCGACCTGTTCCTGGTGGGCACGGACGAGGCGAAGAAGATCGTTATGCGTCGCCTGGGAATCGTTCGTCCCGAGGGCACGCCTGAAGACACGGCGATTCCTGGTCTTTGCCATTTCCCCGCGGGTCGCGATCCCGAATGGTTCAAGCAGATCACGGCCGAGAAGCTGATTACCCGTTACGTGAAGGGTCAGCCGGTACGCACCTGGGAGAAGCCCGACAAGGCACGAAACGAGGCGCTTGACTGCCGCGTGTACGCGCTTGCCGCCCTGAAGATCATGGCGCCGAACCTGCACCGCGTCGCGCTGAAGATCGCCGCGTATCGCAAGCACGCTGCGCCGAAAACGTTCTCCCAAACAGTGGCAGATACCGCCGTGAAACTACACGAAACGCTTACCGCGCTGGCCGATGAAGGCAAGCGCCAGGACGAAACCCCGAGCGCGGAAATCCCCATAGAGGCCCCCGAGGACACCTCTACGCAAACTGCGCGCGTGTTCCACACACGACGGAAGCTCAAGGGCGGCCGCAAATCGGGGAACTTCGCAACGAAATGGTGATGAATGTCCGTCAGCACAAACCAGCATGTACCGGCAACGGCGACGGCTGGCCTAAGCCTGACTTTCGTTCTCGCCCTTCGTGACTTCCCTGCACCGCAGTGGAGCGCAATGCTCCTCCTGCGCGGTCCTTCGAAGGCCGATATCGAGGCGACCGCGGCAGGTGCGGAACACGCGTTCAACGCCGACGCCGAACTGACGGCCGAGTGGAAGCCTGGCCTTCACTGGTACAGCGTCCGCGTATCGAGCGGCGATGATGTCCGCGAGGTCGGGAAGGGGCAAATCGATGTCCTTCCCGACTTCGCGAACCTCCCCGCCGGCTACGACGGCCGCACACAGAACGAAATCGCGCTCGATTCGATCCTTGCCGTGCTCGCGAAGCGCGCCACGCAGGATCAGATGCGTTACACGATCGACAACCGCGAGTTGTGGCGCACACCGATCAACGACTTGTTGGCGCTCAAGGCGTCCTATGTGGCAGCCGTGCGCCGGGAACGAGCGAAAGCTTCGGGCCGTAGCCGGTTCGGCCGCGCAATCCCTGTGAGGTTCAGCTCATGAAACTCCCGCGCCTGTTCGGCCGCTCCGCAGTAGCGTCGACCGAAGCCCTGCCGAAGTCCATCGCAGAGAATCCGGCGAAGCCGCGTCGAAGCTTGCTGGCCCGCTCTCTGTCGTCCATGTTCAAGTCCGCGCAGTCGAATCCTAACGACAAGTGGACGTCGATTTCCGTCTCCCCGGACGCGTTCATCACGCAGATGCAGCCCGTTCTCGTCGCCCGCTCGCGCGAGCAGTGGAGCAACAACGACTACGTTCGCAACTTCATTCGCCTGGTGCGGCAGAACATCGTCGGCGCGACCGGCATCAAGATGCAGGCCAAGGTAAAGAAGCCGCGTGGTGCGCTCGATCAGGACGCGAATTCGGCTATCGAGTCGTCATGGGTCGAGTGGGGTACACCCGGTAACTGCGAAGTCACCGGAACGCTTTCGTGGCGTGCGGTGCAGGAGCTTTGCGCCGAGACCACCGCGCGAGACGGCGAGTTCATCATTCGGTATATCTACGGCGAAGACGCCGGTCCGTTCGGCTTTGCCCTCCAGCTCATCGACCCGCAGCGTCTTATGACGCGTTACGACGTCGACAACTATGGCAACGATGGTTCGTTCATCCGCCACGGCATCGAGTTCAACCGATACGGCCGACCCACTTTCTACCACTTCACGAGCACTGACGAGCGGGACGCGCGGTTCTACACGATCAACTGCCGCGGTTTCGTTCGCGTCCCTGCCGACCAGATCCTCCACCGCTTCCGCGTGGAAATGGTCGGGCAACGCCGCGGCCTCCCCTGGACGTCCACGTCGCTGTCGCGCCTGCACCACCTGTCGGGCTTCGAAGAAGCCAGCGTGCAGAACGCGCGCGCCACCGCGACGAAGATGGGCTTCATTGAGTACGAAAAGGGCTTCGGTCCCGAGGCGGACGACGACGTAGACGTCGCATCGACCATCGAAGCCGAGCCCTTGTCGTTCCACGAGCTGCCCGAAGGCGCAAAGCTCGCAGAGTGGAATCCGGTCTATCCAGGCGGCGAGTTCGCGACCTTCACGAAGGCAATGCTGCGCGGTGCCGCTGCCGGTTGGGGCGTTCTTTACAACAACGTCGCAGGCGACCTGGAGGGAGTGAACTTCTCAAGCATTCGCCAGGGCACGCTCGACGAACGCGACCACTGGAAAGCACTTCAGCAGTGGATGACGGAAGCGCTGATCGTCCCCGTGTACGAGGCATGGCTCAAGGTCGCGCTTCTGAAAGGCGCTATCACGAACAAGGGTAAACCCTACAGCGCTGATCGCCTGAAGGACTTCCGCGCCGTTGCATGGCAGGGCCGTCGCTGGACGTGGATCGACCCGCGGGCCGACGTTGCGTCCGCTCTCGACTCCATCCGTGGCGGCCTCGCGTCTGCAAGCCAGGTCATTCGCGAGTCGGGGCGCGACCCGAACGAGGTCTTCCGTGAAATTGCTGAAGACCTGGGGCAGATGAAGGAAGCCGGGATTCCCGAGAAGTACATCGAGCTGTTCATGAATGGCGTACCCACGCCGCCGAAGCCGGCGCAGCCGGCCGATACCAAAGAGGAAGTAACCGCGTGAACAAGCTCGCTACTCGCTTGCAGGAAATCAAGGAGCGCGGCGGCCTTCGCCGAGAAGCCACGTTTGGCGCTGTCGACATCGAAGCTCGTACGGTCGAGCTGTCGTTTTCGTCTGAAATCGAATACCCGCGGTGGTTCGGCATCGAGGTGCTGTCTCACGATGCTGCGGCCGTCAATCTTGCACGACTCAACGACAGTGCTGCGCTTCTGTGGAACCACGATTGGGACGACATGCGGGGTGTCGTGGAGCCAGGCACCGCGCGAATCGACAGTGACCGCAAAGGCCGCGCCCTCGTTCGCTTCAGCAAGAGCGCCGATGGCGAAAAGCTCATGCATGACGTCGACGACGGCATCGTCACGAAGGTTTCAGTCGGGTACGAAGTCAACGGCATGAAGTGGGTCGAGGAGCGCGCCGACACCGATGTTTACCTGGTGACGGATTGGGCTCCCTACGAGCTGTCTTTCGTGAGCGTGCCGGCCGACCACACCGTAGGCGTCGGACGCGCCGCGGAAATCCCCATAGAGGGCGCGGCAAAGCCATCTGACCAAACTTTGCCTGTAGTCGCAGAACCCACCACTATCGAGGCAACCAGGTCCATGACCGAAGAAGAGCGTAAGGCACAGGAAGAGGCGCGCCGCCAGGCGGACGCCGCAGCACGAACCGCCGGAAGCGAAGGCGAGCGCAATCGCGTGCGATCCATCGGCGAAATGGGCAAGCAGTACGGTCACACCGACCTGGCCCTCCAGTTCATTAGCGAAGGAAAGTCCGCCGACGAGTTTCAGCGCGCTCTCCTGACGGCGATGAACCAGCACGTCAACAAGCCGCTGGACGAGCAGGTCCGTGCCGCGGAAATCGGTCTTACCGAGAAGGAAGCGGGCAACTTCAGCTTCCTGCGCGCGATCCGCGCTCAGCTCCCGAACGCCACGAAGGCCGACCGCGAAGCGGCTCGCTTCGAAATGGAATGCTCGCGCGCTGCCGAGCAGACCTATGGCAAGACCGCAAAAGGCATCCTCGTGCCGGCCGACGTGCTGAACCAGCGCACGTTCTCCACCACGACGCCGGCCGGTGGCTCCGGTGCGAACCTGGTTGCAAGCCAGCTTCTCGCGGGCTCGTTCATCGAAATGCTGCGCGCCCGTACCTGGCTGATGCAGCGTGCGACCGTCATCGGCGGCCTGGTCGGCAACATCGACATTCCGCGCCAGAAGGCTGGCAACACGGCCTATTGGGTCGGTGAAGGTAACGGTCCCGCCAAGGGCGAGCCGGCCATGGACCAGGTGCAGTTCTCGCCGAAGGAACTGGCAGCTCTGACCGAAATCACGCGCAAGTTGATGAAGCAGGCGACGCCGGACGCCGAGAACATCGTGCGTAACGACCTGATCCGCGCGATGGCCCTGGGCATCGATCGCGCCGGTATCTATGGTTCGGGTACGGCTTTCCAGCCGCTCGGCGTCGCGAACATGACCGGCGTCAATGCGGTTGCGCTTGCCACCGCCGGCCAGCCGTCGTTCGACGAGCTGGTGGACATGGAAACCGCTATCGCGCTCGACAACGCCGACGTCGGCGCCATGTCCTACGCCTTCAACGCCGCCGTCCGTGGCTCGCTGAAGAAGACCAAGCGTTTCCCGGACAGCGCGAGCGACGCGACCATCTGGGAGCAGGGCAACACGGTAAACGGCTACGCCACCGACGTTTCGAACCAGATCGATTCGGGTGATGTCCTGTTCGGCAATTGGGCTGACCTGATTATCGCCATGTGGGGCGGACTGGATATCACGGTCGATCCGTTCACCCTGGCTGATACCGGCGGTACGCGAATCATCACGTTCCAGGATATCGACTGCAACGTGCGCCACCAGGAGTCGTTCTGCCTGGGTCGCAAGGCCGCTTAACCGGCAACGAAGCAACAACGGCCGCCGATCGGCGGCCGTTCTTCCATCCATGAGGTGAATTGCAGTGTCCGTAAAGACCTTTACCCTGAAGCTCCTGAGTGCGATCGTCGTTGCCGGCGAGGTGATTACCCGCGGTAGTCTCGTCGAGCTTGCCGAATCGGAAGCGAAGCACCTGCTGTCCCGCGGCAAGGCTCGCCTTGCTACCGAAGACGACGCGGTAGCCGTTGTGAAGCAGCCGGCGCCCGAGGCCGCAGCTCCGTCGCTGCCCGAGAAGCCCGCCACGCCCGCCGCGCCCGCTGCCGAAGCCACCGCCGAGGCCGATACCCCGAAGGACGCTCAGCGCGCCGCTCAGGGCGTCGACAGCACGATCGCGACGACCGATCAGGCCGCCGCGTAATGCCAATCCCGTCGTTCGACGACCCGCGCGACTTCCTGGACGACTTCGCGGTGCGCGTCACCGTGACGCCGGCCAATGGTGACGGGTCGTCGTTCGACGTGACTGGCTTGTTCGACGAGAAGTACCAGGGTGTGAACCTGGGCGACTTTCAGATGCAGGCGGCGCCGCGTCCGCGGTTCAAGTGCATGGCCGTCGACGTGGCAAGCCTGAAGAAGTACGACGCGGCCGTTGTGCACGACGATGACCTGAAGACGTCGACCGATTATTTCCTCGAGCACGACCCGGCTCCCGACGGCTACGGCTACGCGATCCTGTTCCTGGCTCGCGACACCGACGGCGTTTAAACGTGCTGACCGCAAGCGTAGACGTCGAGTCGCTTAACCGCGCGATAGTCAGTTGCCAGGCGACGGAAGCCCAGGCACGGAAGGCGCTCAACAGCACGATGGTGAAGATGGCCGCATGGGTGCGTACGCGTACCCTCCGCGGCCTTTCGGCCAAGCTGAAGATTCAGCAGCAGATACTTCGCCGCCGCGTGCGTACGTTCCGCATGGGAGGCGCGCTGAGCCACGCGCAGGGCGACGGTTCGGTAAAGGTGTGGTTCGGCCTTAACCCGATCCCGTGGGGCGACCTGAAGCCACGCCCCATGGGCAATGCCGGCGTGATCGCGGCAGGCGGACGGCGTGACGAGCACGCATTCATTCTGGATCAGTCGACGAAGGGCGGTCGCAATGTGCGTCGCGTCATGAAGCGCGAAGGCAAGGGGCGCTTGCCGCTCATTGAGCTGAAGGCGCTTATCGGCGACGAGGCAACCGAGTACCTGAATCACTACATCACTGCGAGCGCCGAGTTCGGCGACCAGTTCATGCGTACATTTGAAAGGGAGCTGAAGTGGCGGACATCGACCCGAGCCTAGACTACGACCGATTTTGCGACCAGGTCGAGGCCGAGATTAAGCAGAAGTTTCCCGCGTTCAAAACAGTGGTTTTCGACCTGGACGACGAGAGCGAAGACATCGCTACGCCTGCTGTCTTGCTGGAGATATGCGAGGCAGAACCCGATGACGGCGCCCAGGCAGGTACGGGGCAGCTCCCGGCGCTATTGCGCGTAGAGGCCCGCATCATCATGGGGGTACGCACTCCCCAGGTTAAGCGAGCCGTACGCAAGGCCGCACTCGCACTTGCTGGATGGCTGCACCTCAAGCGGTGGGACGGCGTCATCGCGGACCCCGCGCGCATCCTCGCGTGCTCCCCGGACGAGTTCGACCCGCGCCTGGACAAGTGGGCCGTGTGGCGCGTCGAGTGGCATCACCGTGTGTTCGTGGGCGAAGCGTACGACGATCCCGACCTGAATCACGGCGGTGTCCCTACGGCTTTCTTCAGCTTCTCGCCCGACATCGGCATCCCGAGCCAGGGCGACTACCAGCAGCTCCCAGGGGGCGCCGCCAATGCATGAGCACGCTTTCGTAACCGGCGAGCATGGCCGAATGATCGCGTGCCTGGCGATGATCGGCACCGTTAACCAGCTCGACGAGGCTAACGCCAGGGTGACCGTCGACGTCGACGACATGACGACGGACTGGATTCCGTGGGGCACTCGTCGGGCGGCTGGCGACAGCGACTGGTGGGCGCCTGAACCAGGTGAACAGGTTCTCGTCGTGAGTCCATATGGCGACCCGTCCCAGGGCGTCGTGGTGTGCTCGATCTTCCAGGATGGCCACCCGGCGCCCGCCAACGTGAAAACCATCTGGCGCAAGCGGTTCGCCGATGGCTCGACGGTGTCGTATGACCGCGCGGCGCACGCCATGACGGTCGACGTAGGCACCGGCACCGTTACGGTGAACTGTGACCAGGCCACCGTTAAGGCGGCCACGTCGGTGACGCTCGACGCACCTACAACGCATGTGATGCACGACCTGGTCGTTGATGGCAACACTAAACTGAATGGCAACACTGCCGTGAAGGCGATCACGTCCAACGGTGTAAATATCAGCGATAGCCACTTCCACGGAAACGGAAACGGCGGCGCCCCGACGACGAAAGTCCAGGGCTGACGGAAATCCCCATAGAGGCCGCGCAACGCGGCCTTGCCGATCATTCGGCAATGAATGGGATGAATGCGTCCACCGGTAAGCCTCTCAGTGGCATTGAACACTGCAAGCAGAGTGTGCGCGACATCCTGAGCACTCCAAAGGGATCGCGCGTGATGCTGCGCGCCTATGGAAGCGACCTGTTCACGATGGTGGATAGGCCGATGAACCAGTCGACAAAGATGGACATGGTCGCCGCGACTACCGACGCGCTTGCGTTGTGGGAACCACGCATCCGCGTGACGAACGTGAGCTTCAGCGTGACCCCTGGCGGCCAGGTGACCGTCGACGTCACCGGGCAGTACAAGCCCGATGGGCAGGAAATCACTATCCCCGGAATCGTGGTGAAGTAATGGCAGGCGTAGACCTTTCGAAACTCCCTTCGCCTGATGCTATCGAAACGATCAGTTACGACGACATCAAAGCGCAGATCATTGCCGCCCTTGGGCCCGACTATCAGAACATGGTGGAGTCGGACCCAGGCATGAAGGTGGCCGGAATCGCCGCTTATCGCGAAACGCTGGTGCGCAAGCGGGCGAACGACGCCGTACGAGCGTGCATGCTCGCCTTTGCACGGGAGGCCGACCTCGACCAGCTCGGGGCGAACAACGACGTTCCGCGCCTTGTCGTCACGCCTGGCGACCCTAACGCCAGCCCTCCTATTCCCGATGTGATGGAGGAGGACGAGCCCTATCGGGCACGCATCCAGCTATCGTTTGAGGGATACACGACCGCGGGTAGCGACGGCAGCTATCGATTTCACGCGCTGTCCGCGACGGGCAAGGTTATCGATGTCAAGCCGCTATCGCCGTCGCCTGGCGTCGTTGACGTGTACGTACTGTCGAACGAGGGCAACGGCACGCCGTCTCAGGCGACGCTCGACGCCGTGACGGCCGCGCTGTCTGCCGAACTTGTCCGCCCCATGACGGACAACGTCAACGTTAAGCCGGCCGATATCGTCGAATACGAAATCGTCGCCGAGCTAACCCTGTATCCGGGGCCGGATAGCTCCGTCGTACTCGGGGCATCGGAAGAAAAAGCGCAGGCGTACGCCGATAGCATCCAGCGGCTCGGCTACGACGTGAGCCTGTCGGGTATCGATGGCGCGCTACACCAGCCTGGCGTACAGAACGTCGTACGCACGTCTCCCGCTTCGTTCATCGAAATTGCGGATAACCAGGCGTCCTACTGCACGAAGATAACCGTAACAGTAGCGTCTCAGACCGATGACTGAGAGCCTTCTCCCACCGAATGCGACGCCATTCGAGATAGCGCTGGAAGGCGCTACCGCACGCCTTGGCGCAGTGCCGGTTGAAATCATCGCAACCATGCAATCGCCGCAGAACTGCCCCGCCGAAATCCTCCCGTGGCTTGCGTGGGCCTTCAGCGTCGACGATTGGGACGACACCTGGAGCGAGGCTCAGAAGCGCGCGACCGTTGCCGCCTCGTACCAGGTCCACCGGCATAAGGGAACGATCGGCGCGGTGCGCGCAGCGCTCGCCGCCCTGGGCATTCAGATCGACGTCGTCGAGTGGTTCCAGGAGTCGCCGCCAGGTGATCCGTACACCTTCCGATTGAGCGTGGGCATCGACCAGGACGGGGTCAGTCAGCAGCAATACGCGCGAATCCTCAGCGTCGTGAATTCATCGAAAAACCTCCGATCACACATGACGTCCGTGGACGTTGAGATTGCGACGCGATCCGACCTGTTCATGGCCGCGGCTACGGGCGTCGGCTTCAACATTTGCGTACTTCCTGGGTAACCGATGCAGACCTATAAGACAATCCTCACGAATAAGGGCCTCGCGCTCTCGGCTTCGTCTGATACGAGCGGGAAGCCGCTCGCGCTCTCGCACATGGCGATCGGCGACGGCGGTGGTAATGCGACCACGCCTGACCCGGCGCAGACTTCGCTTGTCCGTGAGGTCTATCGGGACGTCATTAGCAACATTACGCCTAACCCGAACGTCCCCGGCCAGTTCACGGCTGAGGTCAACGTACCGTCTTCTGTCGGCGGATTCACGATCCGAGAGGCGTGCATTCTGACCACCGACGGCGACCTTTTCGCAGTGTGCAACACCCCGGCGACTTACAAGTCCACGCTTTCCGAAGGCTCGTTCGGCGACGGGACCGTGAAAATGGTTTTCCAGCTAGCGAACGCGGCGACGGTCAACCTTTCCATTGATACGTCGATCGTTATGGCGACGCGTCAGTGGGTGGTGAACAACATCACGTCGGCGGCGATCCTTCCTGGCGGGCTCACGCACCAGATGCTTTCGAAGAAGTCGAACGCGGACGGCGATGTCGTGTGGGTCGACCCGAGCGCGGCTGTCCAGGTCATTGTCGACACCATCGAAGAAACTCAAACGCTCGCAGCGAATCAGTTGCTTGTGAACCTCACGAAGGTTACGACGTCGGCGCTCGCTGTTTATGTCAACGGTACGCGTTTGATGGCGAGCGAGTGGGCGGAAACGACTGCAACCCAATTTTCTCTTACGAAGACGTATGCCGCCGGAACGAAGGTCACCGCCGTGCAGAACGAGCAGACGGGACAGACCGACGTACTCCGGCGCGCAAACAATCTTTCTGACGTCGCCAATCCGGCTACGTCGCTAGCCAATCTAGGGGGCGTAGCGAAGACGGGCGGAGCGATGGCCGGCGCTCTCGCGCTGTTTGGTGGCGATACGGGCGTAACGCCTCCGCAGTTCGACCGCGATACGTCTCTCGCAACGACCGAGTTCGTGCAGAACGTCGGCGAGCACTACGCGGGCGTCTTCCCGTTCCAGGCAAATACCGCGCTCAACTCGACCCACGTTGGCTCGTTTGTTTACGCCTACGGAAACACTGCACTCACGTTTGCCATGCCTGCGGCGGCGGGGCTACAGGCAGGCGTATGCCTTACCATCTTGAATGCGTCGTCCTTCCCGCTCTCCCTGAGCGCACCGACGAACACTCACTTCAACTTCGGTCAGACGCAGCTTGATACCGTCATTTTGCAGTCGGGCGACTCCATCACGTTCACGCTTGTGGGCAGCTCGTGGTTCGCGGCAGGCGGGAACGGCATGGATCAATATTCCACGTCTTTCTATCGCGGCACCGGCTACCAGAAGCTACCTAGCGGCTTCATCATCCAATGGGGCATTCAGCCGACGAACACGGGCGGCGACACCGTTGTGACGCTCCCGCTCGCGTTCCCGAATGGCCCCGTCTCTCTTTCCGTAACGGCATCCATCGTTAGTAGCGTGGGCTATGCCAACTATTGGAACTTTCTCAAGACGAGTTTCAACATGAACTCGTGGAGCAACGCAGGCACGCGCCTTGCGACACAGAACGCGTGGATCGCAATCGGGTACTAAGGGAAAACATGGGCCAGAAATTCGCAGCATACGACGCGCAGGGCGTAATTAACGGCTTCTACGATAGCGCCGATAGCCCCCTACCAGATGGCGTCGCCGCCATCGCGATCACTGCCGATCAGTGGTTTGCGTGTATCACAACGCCTGGATACGTCGTGCGTAACGGCGTGCTCGTTGCGCCGACCCCGCTAACTGACGCGGAAAAGCTCGCCGCGCTTCAGCCAGCGCTTTGCGTTGAGATCGACGCCGCCGCCGATGCGGCATATGTGGCTATTGGCGGCTCAAGCCCTGGACGATTGGCCGAGTATCAGCAGGCAAGCACGGACGCGAACGCCTATCGTGCCGCAGGTTACGACGGGACAATCCCCCCGACCATTCTTTGCCAGTGCATCGCGTCGGGACAGACGCCGCAGCAGGCGACGGACGACATCATCGCCATGGCTACCGCTTGGAACCAGGCGCTAGTCGCTATTCGATCCGCTCGCCTCATCGGTAAGTCAAAGGTGAATGCGTCGACGACCAGCGTTGATGCGCAAGCCCAGGCTGACGCGGCGATGGCGAACATCATGGCAGTTGCAAGCGCGACAGAATAACCGGAAATCCCCATAGAGGGACCAGGTGCATGAAGCCCGGAAGATTGATGTTGTCCCATCAATCACCGGGCTTTTTGCATGGCTGCTATCGGCAACTTCTTTCATGGCGTGCAGGTCGTTTTCATCGACGACGGTACGCGCAGCATCGCCGTCGCGTCGACGAGCGTAATCGGCATCGTCGGAACCGCGCCTCGTGCGGACGTCGATACCTTCCCCATCAACAAGCCCGTCGTGATCGCGGGTTCGCCTGCCATGGCCGCAAAGCTCCTGACGGCAGTCGGTGCCAGCGACGGTACGCTTCCGGCGCATGTCAACGCGATTCTGGAGCAGTCGAAAGCCGTTATCGTCGTGGTGCGGGTCGAGGAAGGCGAAACCGACGCCGAGACTCTGGCGAACGTGGTCGGCGGCGTCAACGCAAACGGCACGTACGAAGGCGTGCACGCATTCCTTGCCGCCGAATCGCTCGCTCAGGTCAAACCGCGAATTCTTATCGCGCCGGGATTCACCCACCAGGAAGGCGGAACCGCTGGCAACCCGACGAGCAACGCCGTCGTTGCCGAGCTGAAGGGCGTTTCGAACACCCTCCGCGCGATCTACCTGAAGGATGGTCCGAGCACGACCGACGCCGCGGCGCTCGCCTCGCCGACGCTGTACGACGACAAGCGCGCGTACATGGTCGAGAACCGCTGCCTCACTACCGACGACGAAGGTAACACGGTGCCGGTGTGGGGTAGTGCGGTAGCCGCTGGCTTGTTCGCCGCCAAGGACAACGCGGTCGGCTGGTGGGCATCGCCGTCGAACCAGACCGCCTCCGGCGTCGTGGGTGTCGAGCGCGCCATTCCGTTCAGCATGTCCGATGCCACCGCTGCGTCGAACATTCTCAACGCCGCCAAGGTGAACCTGTTCGTACAGCAGAACGGTACGCGGTTGTGGGGAAACCTCACGCTCTCCACCGACCCGAAGTGGCAGTTCATCAACATCGTCCGTACGGCCGACATCATCGCCGACAGCCTGGAGGCCGCACATCTGTGGGCCGTCGACCAGGGCATCACGAAGAACTATGTCACCGAAGTGCAGGAAGGCGTTAACGCGTTCCTCCGCGACCTGACGCTGAAGGGCGCGATTCTCGGCGGCGAGTGCTGGGTTGACCCCGACCTCAACCCGGCCAGCCAGATCACGCAGGGCAATGTCTTTTGGGACTTCGACTTTGGCGGCGTGTATCCCGGCCAGAGCCTCACCTTCCGCATGCACATGACCGACAAGTACATCAAGGACATTTTTTAAGCCATGAGCGCACGCGACGTTCTCAAAAATCTTAACGCCTTCGTCAACGGTATCGGCTATGCCGGCCAGGTCGACGAATACAACCCGCCGAAACAGACCCTCAAGCTTGAGGAGTTCATGGGCGGCGGCATGTTCGCCCCGGCGGAAATCACGATGGCGATGGAGAAGATGGAGGCGGACCTCTCCATCCTCGCATACGACGCCCTCATCCTTTCCGACTTCAGCATTGCAGAGGGTAACAACACCTCGCTGACCGTCCGCGGTCACCTGGAGAGCTTCGACGGCACGAAGTCGGGCGTCGTGCACATCCTGCGCGGAAAGATCAAGGAACTTGACCGCGGCTCCTGGAAGCCCGGCGAGAAGGCGCTCCTTAAGCTGAGCATGGCGGTCACCTATTTCAAGGAAACCCGCGACGGTGTCGTGATCCACGAAATCGACCCGGCGAACATGAAATACGTCGTCGGCGGTATCGACGTCCTCGCAATCGCCCGCGCCAATCTCGGCATTTAATCCGAACCAACATCAAGCCGGCGGCTAACGGCCGCCGGCATCATTTCAGGGAATCAACGTGGCAAAGAAGAATATCGATACGTCGACCGACTCCGACCTCCCTTCCTACATCGTCGAGAATGACGACGGTTCCGCAGTCGTCACGCTGGTCAAGGCTGCGACGATCAACGGCGAGAAGGTGACGGAAATAACCATGCGTGAGCCGACCGTCGGCGACCTGAAGCGTGCGCAGAAGTCCAAGGGCACCGACGCCGAAAAGGACGTTTTCCTGATCGCGAACCTGTGCGAAATCGCTCCCGCTGACATCGACGCCCTGACGCTGCGTAATTACAGCCGCGTATCGGAATGCCTGGCGCTTTTTACCTAATCGGCGAGAAGTTCATCCGCGCAGGGATTCTCTCGCTGGCTTCACATACTGGCTGGGCCGAGTCCGAGATAAAGGCGATGCCTGTCTCGGACTTCCTCGACTATCTGGACGGGTTGCCGCGAAATGGCAAATAAGCAATTCAAGGCATCGATCGTTCTCGGGGGCGTGGTATCCAGCTCCCTAAAGACCGCCTTCGGCTCGACCGAGGGCGGTCTTAAGCGCATCGGCACGCAGGTCACAAACCTGACGTCTCGCCAGCGTCTTCTCGGAAAGACCATTCAGCAGTTCGCTCGCTCGGGACGTGACCTCACGAGCCTTCGCGCGAGCTATGCGGCTGTCACCGCCCAGGTGAACAAGCTGACCGCCGCGCAGGACCGCCTCACGGCCGCCAAGAAGCGCAGCGACAAGCTTCAGGCGATCGGCGGCAAGGTCGCGGGTGCGGGCGCCGCTATCGGCCTTGTAGGTGCCGCTGGCACCGCCGGCATTCTCGCCACCATGAGCGAGGCGAAGAAATACGCGATGGAGTCATCCCGCGTGAAGGCGCTCGGCCTGGACGATCGCACGACCGCAATGGCGATCGACTTCAGCTCGCGCATGAAGACCTTCGGCACGTCGCAGCTTGAGAACCTGACGCTCATGCGCGACGCGCTATCCGTGTTCGGCGATCTTCACCACGCCGAAATGGCGACGCCCATCCTGGCAAAGATGAAGTTTGCAAACTCGGCCTTCTACGGGAAGGAAAAGGGCGAGGAGAATGAAGCGCAGTTCATGGACATGCTGAAGGTGATCGAGCTGCGCGGCGGCACGTCCAGTAAAGAGGAGTTCTCCAAGCAGGCCAACATGGTGCAGAAAGTCATTTCTGCAACGGGTGGTCGGGTTGGTGCCTCCGAATGGCGCAACCTGATTTCTACGGGCGGCCTTGCCGCGAAGGGCACGCGCGACGACGCGTTCTACTACCAGTTGGAAACACTCGTCCAGGAAATGGGCGGCGACCGCGTGGGCACTGGCCTGTCGGCGGCGTATTCGAACCTATACCAGGGGCGCACATCAAAGCGCGCAGCGATGAACCTGGATAAGTTCGGGCTGATCGGTGACAAGTCCAAGGTAAAAAACGACAAGGTCGGCCAGATTGCACACCTTGACCCCGGCGCGCTGAAAGGTAGCGAGCTGTTCCGTCAGTCGCAATACGAGTGGATGAAACAGGTTCTTCTCCCGACGCTCGCGAAGAAGGGAATCACGAGCAAAGATCAGGTGCTTGACGCCATTGGCTCGATCTTCACGAACAAGAAAGCGGGCGACCTGTTCGGCGCGATGTACCTCCAGCAGGCGCAGATTGAAAAGAGCGAGCGCGTAAACCGCGGCGCATACGATATCGACCAGTTGAACGGAGAAGGGCAGAACACACCGGAAGGTAAGCGCCTGGCCGCTGAGGCGAAGCTGCACGACCTGAAGCTCCGTGTCGGGCGCGACGTTCTTCCGCTCTACACGAAGGGCCTCACGCTCGCGGCCGGCGCCCTGGAGCGCCTGAACAAGTTCGTTGACCGGCATCCGCGCCTGGCGAAAATGATGGTTGTAGGCGTTGCTGCGGTCGTTGCGGGCATGGCAGTCCTTGGCCCACTCTTGATCGCCGTTGGTAGTGCGCTTAGCGCGTACGCGGGTTACACGCTCTTGATCGCTAAGTTCGGTGCAGGTGCCGCTACGGCGACGGGTGAAATCGGCCTGTTCGGCAAGGCGCTTCGTCTCGTTGGTGGCGCAATTCGTTGGGTGGGTACGACGATCCTTGCGAGCCCGATTTTTTGGGCGGCTGCGGCAATCGGCGTCGTCGCATATGAGATTTACCGTCATTGGGATGGCGTGAAGGCTTTCTTTTCCCGGCTGTGGGTCGACATTAAGTCGATTTTCGGCGGTGCGCTCGACTTCCTCATGGGTGTTGTGACGCTGGACTTCGGTCGAATGGGGAAGGGCATCGAGGAAATGTTCACGGGCGTTGGTTCGTTCGTGCAACACATCTTCGACGGTATCAATGCCGGTATCGCAACGATGGTGTCCGACGCGCTTACGGCCATGGGCCTGATCGATCAGAAGAAGCGTGAGATTGAAGTCGGCAAAGAGCGCGCGGCCAACGAAGAAAAGGACCGCGATTCCAAGTTGACCGCGGGCGTCGGTCTTTGGAGCAAGCTGAACATCGGCGCCGTGCCGGCGCTGTATGCGATGTGGAATGCCCATAGTCAGCTCGCGGCGGCCAACGACAAGGCGGCGTCGGCGGAGAAGGGCGGAACGGGGTCCGTTCCGGCAATGGCGACGTCGGGCTCCACGGACGCCAGCACTACGGTTCACCAGACGAACGAGATCAACATCACGCAGCAGCCGGGGCAGGATTCGAAGGCACTCGCACGCGAAGTTGCCGGACACCTCCAGCGTGCGCAGGGTTCAGCGCAGCGCGGCCAGCTTATCGACTCGACGGGGCACTGAAGTGGGTAGTCAATTCGTTACCGGCGTACTCGATACGATCCAGCAGGCACTCACGCAGACGAACGAAAGCGGTAACGCGCCTGTCTTGCTGATGCTCGGCGCGTTCAAGTTCAGCCTCAACACGGCCGTGTTTCAAGAGCGGAGGCGTTCCACCGAATACCGGTGGGCCGCCATCCCGCAGTTCCAGGACGTCGACGCGCTCCAGTACGTGGGGCTCGACGACACGATGTCACTGCCTGGTGTCGTCTATCCGGACTTCCGCGGGGACGATCAGCAGATCGAGCGCCTTCGAGCAATCGCAAGCCTGGGCAAGCCGCAGCGGCTTATCGACAGCGACGGCTCCGTCCTGGGCTATTGGGTCATCACGCAGGTTACCGACACGTCGTCTTTCTTCAAGGCTGACGGCGGCGCTCGCAAGCAGGAATTCGACGTTTCATTGAGGTTCTATGGCACAGACCTACCGCAGTAAGCAGGGCGATGTACTCGACGCAATTGCCTATGAGCAGTACGGGCAGTGCACGTCCGACACGCTCAACATCGTGATGGAGGCAAACCCTGACCTGCGCGCCCTTGTCGTTCTGCCGGCTGGTGTCCTGGTGAACCTTCCCGACATGGTCGTTACGCCGACGCCGTCGAAAGCGGGGGTATCGCTGTGGGACTAACGTATAGCCCAAGCTTCCGCATCGAGGCGAACGACAACGACATCACGGCAACGATCGCCGATCGATTCAGCGGACTTAGCCTGTCCGACGAGACGGGATTCACGGGCGACACCATGGAGCTGACGCTCGCGGACAATGACGACGAGAATCCCGTGCGTATTCCCCCGCGGGGAGCCGAGCTGAGGCTGTGGCTCGGCTACGATGGAGACCTCGTTCCGAAGGGCTTGTTCGTGGCGGCCGAAGTCGAGCTTACGGACTCCCCCGGCACTATGACGATCACGGCGCGCGCAGCGCCGTATGAGGGCACGCCCAAGGGCAAGACGGACTTCGCGACGCAGAAGACCCGGAGCTGGCCCAAGGACACCACCCTAGGCGCAATGGTCCGCAAGATGGCGGCCGAGCATGGAATGGAGGCGGCGGTCTCTGAGGAGCTGGCGAGCATCCCGCTTCCCCAGGTTGACCAGTCCGCGGAGTCCGACATCAATCTCCTGGTCCGCATGGCGCGGCGTTACGACGCGATCGCCAAGCCGGCCGGGGGCAAGCTCATATTCGCGAAGCGAGGCAACGCTAAGACCGTCAGCGGCGCAGACCTGCCGACGATCACGCTAGAGCGCGCCGACGTCATCCCTGGCTCGCTTCGGATGCGTATATCCAGTCGAGATAGCGCCGGCACTGTCCTGGCTTTCTACCGCGACAACAGGGCCGCTAAGCGGCACATGGTTACGGCGGGCACTGGCGACCCCGTGAAGCGCATCCGCTCCGGGTTCAAGAACCTGGCAGAGGCGAAGGCCGCGGTAGAGGCCGAACTATCCAGGCGAGCACGCGGCCAATACCACCTTTCCTTCTCCGTGAAGGGGCGACCCGAGCTGACCGCGGAGGCGAACCTCACCATGGGGGTCTCGTGGCGGGATGGGATCGCCGGGGACTGGATCGTCACCAGCGTGAGGCACCACGTCGATTCCAGCGGCGGGTACACGTGTGATGTCGAGGCAGAGAAGCCTAACGATGATCCCGACGTTGAGGACGCGACCAGCGGCGACGTCACCGACCAGGCTACGGGCGTAGCTGCCGCAGCGTAGTCGATCGCCTCTCGCACGCCATGAGAACGCCGGGTGGCATCCTCCCGGCCATGGGACGACGCGTGAGCAAACTCGTGATGGGGCCAGCCGGCATATGCAACGTATGCGGGCACCGCTGCGGCACCCTCGACCAGGCCGGGATCGCCTGTTACCACTGCGGGCTCGGCCTGTTCGTCCACCGCGCGTTCTGGACGTTCCATAGGTGCCCCGAATGCGACGGCCTGTACAGCACCGCGTGCGACACCTGTAACGGGGTGGGGTGCCTGGCCGTCCCCAAGGAACTCGACCTCGACGTGGCCGACCTGTATCGGTGGATGGCGGCCCTGGTCGACCGATACCGCGGCGCCGACGCCGTGCCCGCCCTGGTCAAGGAGGCGGCGGACTTCGCCCGTGTCCAGCTCGACGGATCGTGTAGCCTTAATGGCCGGCAGTTCGCCGGACCAAGCAGGAGGGAACATGGGACAGTTTGATGAAATCCTCGCCAAGGGCAACGAGGAAATGCTCAAGGTTGAAAGGTCGAAGCGTATGCAGAACCTCGCCGCAACACTTCTCGCAGCCCATTGGGCGGACTTCTCGCACCAGACTATTGACGAGGCGAGGGCCAAAGTCCGGCAGGCATTTGCCGCCGCGGAGCTGATCGAAGCCGAAGCCGAGGCCCGATTCAACTCGTAAAAGGCACTATCATTGCCCCGCAGCAAGCGCGACGGCGTGACAATGGCGAGTGTCAGCTCACGTAAGTGCCTGAAAGTGCATGGTAATAGCGGACTGCAAATCCGCGTACGCCGGTTCGATTCCGACCTCGGCCTCCATCGCATTTTTGAAGGCGCAACCGTTTCCGCGGCTGCGCCTTTTTTCTTTCCGCCCGGATGGCGAAATCGGTAGACGC